ATTACTATCTGAACTTGCTACTTCAACTGCTGTATTATCAGCTAAACTAGATGCAAATGTAACTACTTTATCATCAACTCTTATTTCTGTAATACCATTTATTTCACCCTCACACATAACGAGAGCCATGTATAAATAAGTATTGTCTGTGCCTGAAGTTTCCATAAAGACTCGTACGCCACCAATGAGTCTTTCCCCATAAATTATTGGCACACTTGCATCATTACTTTGTTTATTAAGTAATATACCTTTTTCAAAATCATCAAAATCTGTTGTACCAAAATCAGGAATATCAATATCTGGCATCAACCAAGATAAAGGTTTTGTAATTATTTTAACAACTGACTTGAATATTTTTGTTACAGATTTAAATATTTTTCCAAAACCCATTATGGTCTCCCCCACTTAATATCAAGGACAGTTTGACTTGAAAAATCCATACCAACATCTGTTGAAAAAAATCTTTGTTGTGATGTATTATTTGTTTTTCTACCAGATCGTTTTTCGAAGTCTGCCCAATGGGAAACTATACCTAAATTTACTGTACTTTCGTTTTGATTTTCATTGATTGAAAAAGTATCTATTTGACCATCATACAATAAAAAAGGGTCAGCTATCAAAGCATTTGAATCATCAAGAAAACCTCTAAATATTTTAACACTATCATTGACTACATTTTCATTTAAACAAGTAGATATAAATGTTTGGTCTGCACCTGATAATGTTAATGTTAAACTTGTTTTTGTAACATCTGTTTCTTCTGTAAAATTAGAAACTCCTAAAATAAAATCTGATGATGTATATGTAACACTTGAACCTGATACAGAACTTGTAAGTGGAAAAGAACAATCTGTTATATTTACAGGAGTTCCAAATCCAATAGTAATAAGATGAATTGGTCTAATATCATTTGTCGCTAGTTCGTTCTTTACTGCTGTTGTTAATGATCTCGTCATATTTTTCGTAACTTCTTCTGTTTATCTTTATACCATCAAAAACTTTAAATTTAGCATTTTTTGTTGGTTCATTATATTTACCTAAATCATTGGTAGTAAAGTCAATGTTTTCTTCGTCTATTATTTCTTCTGCAATAGCATCAACATTAATCCAATACTTTACTTTATATTTCATTATAAAGCTTCTTCAACATCTAACTCAAACTGATATAAAAGGTTTCCATCTTTGTCAGCACCTACAGCACCAAATTCTTGAACATCATTTGTAAGATGAACTGTAAATGGAACATTGTCGTAAGTAACAACTGAGTCATCTGCAAGAGCAGTAGTAAGTGGTGGTTCTATTGTTACAGTAGCCGCATTAGATGAACTTGTAACATCAGAAACAACCATATAAACTTTATCATGTGATGCAAACTTTATAAAATCACCAGCTTTAAAACGACCAGCACCATCACTAGCAAATGCGTCCATAGCAATAGTCGTATCTCCAACTGCATGAACTCCATTTACTAACACTGTTCCTGTTTCACTTCCTCTTGCATCTTCTATTTCTGGTGGGATTATTGTAAAATTTTCTTTTCTTGATCTTTGCCTCATAATAAAAGCCATCAATTCACCATAAATATCTGATCTTTTTCCTACAATTATTTTTGCAGTAAAAGCAAATCTTTGACCATCAATTTGTCTTGCAAGTTTTTTACCTGAGTCTGATTTTGATATAATTGTGTTTTGGATAGACTTGATACCCATTGTTGAAAATGCAGAACTCGATATTGGGAATGCACCTGACATTAAATTAAATTACCTTGACCCTTTTCGTTTAAAGATTGATTGATTAATTGAGATATAGTTCCTCTTGATCTTACAAGTAATTCTTCAAAACCACTTGCGTCAACAGTATTGATGTTAAAATTAACATTTACAGGACTTCCATTTGTTCCTCTTGCTGATTGTGTGATTTGTCCTGATGAATTTGGTATAAACATTTCAGCACCTTTTTCTCCAACTATAGCTGGTTGCCCTTTTCTAACTGCACCACCACTAGCAAAGAATGGTAATTTAAAACCACCTGAAGCAAAACTAAATAAACTTCCAAGTGCTTGTTTTTTATTATTTCTATCTATTAGATTTCCTTGTTCTATTAATTTTTTATTTTGATTATCTAAAAGTTTTTCTTTAACTTTATTTAATGCAATATCTATAGCCATTCTAATACCTAACTCAATAAAACCAGCTAATATTCTAATTAAAGCATCTTGTGCAATTTTTTTTAAACTATCTCCAAGATTTTCACCCAACACTATAGTTTTTGCTATTGCTTCTGATGTTCTTGTAATTCCTGAATTTACTCCCTCAACTATAATATCTCTTATCTGACCCATTTTAGTTTTCATTTCTTCTATTGCTTTTTTGTTAAGTTCATTAAATTTATCTATAGCTTTTTGAGTGGCTGATGGAATTTTTACAGATAGTTCGTGTTCAAACTCTCTTAAAACAATAAGTGAATTGTCAAAAGTTTCTTTGTACTTTTGATTAATTATAGCAAGTTCTCTAGCTGTATCTCTTAGTGAAATATTTTTATCTACTGCATCTGATAATCCCTCAATGGTTTTATCTATTTGTTTATTTAGTGCTAAAAAAGTTGCTGTTGTTGCCGCTACAGATGCCGCAACTAATGTTAAACCAACACCAGATAAAGCCGCAATACCTCTCAATCCAGCAAGTACAGGAACTATAGCTTTTCCTAAATTAATCATAAAAGCTACAATTTTTATTGCTATTAATATTTTAAAAGCAGTAATAATCAAATCTACATTTTCTTTTAAAACTTTAAAAATATTTACTAAACCCTCAACTGCTTTTGCAAGTGTAACACCAAATCCTATTGCTATTCTTTCAATAGATTCCGAGTTATCGGATAAAAATTTATCTAAATCACCAAACTGTCTTTTTAATTGAGAAAAGAAACCAGCATCTAGTAATGTCTTTTTGAAAGCAAAAATTTTATCACCTAACATTGATAAAGTTCCACCTAAAGTTTTTGCTAAATCATCTGTTGCTTTTCCAAATCTACCACCAGAACCAAAAACTCTTTGAAATGCTTTTGCTGTTTCTTCTATTGAAACTGTTGCACCAGCTTGAAAACCAAGCATATTTCTAACACCTTTTTCTCTAAATAAATCTGCCGCACCAATACCAGCACTAAATGATCTTTGTATTTGTTCTGCTGTAGTTCTAAAATCTAATCCTGTTACAGCCGCAACATTACCAGTTATCTCTAACATATTCTGTAAATCTTTTGCGTTGTCTGTAACTGTTGCTAATATTCCTGAACCTGATTGTATTTCTTCTAGTGAAAAAGGAACTCTTGATGCAAACTTAACCATATTGTCAAAAGCTTTTGCACCCTCATTTGTATCTTTTAACAAAAATTTTAATCTAACTTGTAAATTTTCTAGTTCTCTTCCTGTATTAGCGAGATTTCTAATTACTAAACCAGCACCTAAACCAAGAAAAGCATTTTTAACATTGAATACTGCATTTCTTACTTTTGCAAGACCACCTTGTAACCCTTGTAAGGCTCTTGTAGCTTTATCTCTTGCTACTATGTCTATGAATAGTTTTTGACTTGCCATTATTTATATTTCCTTAATTCAGCTAGTTGTTTCTGAGTTTTATACTCATCTTGTTCTTTTTTCAAGTAAGCTATCCAAAGATTGTAATGGCAAACAGGCATATCTAGTACCTTTTGAATTGGTAGTTTGAGTCTATCAGCAACCACCAACATTGATAAAGTATTGGGGTCGCTACTTACTTTTTTTCAGCTTCTTCTAGTGATGTGTCTGCTAAAATCTTATTTGCTACTGTAGCAATAACATTTGAATCTGCTTTTCTTCTAAGTTCAAATTTATCTTCTAATTTAAAAGCTTTTTTAAGATTACCTTTTTCATCTTTTACTTGCAGTTTCATTATTAATAAATCTACAAGAACTGTAAGGTCTTGAAAGTTGCTTGATTTTTTGAAGATAATATTTTTTTCTTCAAGTGTTAAAGGCTCAGAATAAAATACAGATGGATTACCAGCTTCATCTTTCCACTCCTCAACTTCAATAGTTAAAGTTTGTAGAGTTTCAAAATGAGATTTAACT